GGAGGAAGCCGCGCCTGAAGCGGATGCCCTTAGTGTTGAGAACATGAGGAAGAAGAACAGTTGGTTGGATTCCATACCGTTCTTTCCACGATTTACGGCTCCAACCGTAAAGAATGGGTCCGATACTCTTTCTGCTGTTGAAAAGTTGGTCGAAACAAATATGGCTTATGTGACTTTAAAGTTCGAAGCTGTTAAAGATAGATCAACCAACGCTTTCTTTGTGAAATCGCGTACAGTCATACTCCCCCGGCATATTTTCTATGAGAAAATGGTTACCGGAGGAGGTACGATGTACCAGGAAGGTATCATTCTCATCCGTTTTACAGACAAACCTGGCATGCAATTCACGTGTCAGTTGAGAGTTTGTGATGCGGCCTACATCCCATCTGCCCCCGATCTGATCATGTTTGTGTTGCCGAAAGGACCAGACTTACGTGATCTAACCCGTCTTTTCCCTTTGACTGTTGCTAGAGGTGTTAATATGCCCGTCAAGCACATCGTCAAGACCAGCCTGTTGGAAACGCACGCACGAGATGCCAATGCTATCATTGGACCTTTTTGTGTTGCGGGAGCACCAGAATTCATCGGTTTGACATGCCCCAAGCACACGAGTGAACCCGGACATTGTACTTCGGTCTATGTGACAACATCACAACCGTTTTGCATTGTTGGACTACATATTGGAAGCTATCCAGAATATGCCCCTGACACGGGTACTGGAGCTTATATGTTGACGTCCAAGGAATTGGAAGATGTGATATTTCCCCCGAGTCGATTGATGCTAACACCCGCCACGTCCAACGGTTTACCGAAGACACAGTACGGTGTTGAATTGATCAACAAGATTGAAGCGCACCCAGAATCTTATTTTGCGAAGATGAAAGAGACTGAGGAGATAACGTTTCTAGGGAGTACACGCTTGCGTCCATCCGAGACAACTAGAGTTGGAAAGTCGATCCTGTCTGATGCTGTGTCCGACATATGTTCAATGCCTAATATTTGGCAACCGCCAAACATGAAGCCGCCATGGAGACAATATAATAAAGCTTTCGAGTTGATTGGGTCACCTGTTAAAGAATTTCCCGTTTCATCATTGGAACGGGCTGCAGCAGACTACTTTGATCCTCTGATTGCTTTGGTTAAGCAGACACCTGAACCGATTGTCCCAATGACGCTTGAGGATGCCCTCAAAGGCTACCCTGATGAACGTTTTATGGATGGTGTCAACATCAAGACTGGTATTGGTAAGCCTCTATCTGGACCCAAGGAACCACATTTGGATATCGTAAGAGGTAGCCAAAATGAAATTGTTTCTATCACAATGATGCCCGAGTTACAACATGAATATGATCGTTTGATGACTTGTTATGCAAATAACCAACGAGGTTACCCTATCTTTGGAGGATGTTTGAAGGACGAAGCAGTTGCACTGGGCAGTGATAAAGTGAGAGTTTTCACCGCTGGCCCATTTGCTTATGGTGTCATTATGAG